AGCTTGCCTAATATAAATTTGTGCATTGTCTTGCCATGTAGGAGTTAACATAATTTTTATATCCTGTGTTTTTAAATTTGGTGGGAATCCATATGGTTCTGTTGTACGTTGTTTTGCTTCTACTAATTTATCAACAGAAGGACCAGCAAAAATACCAGAACTTTCTAATACTCTTAACCAAACATGATTTACATTTTTTACACGGCCCTGTCCAAATGCTTCTGTTTGTAATGTTAAAGGTAATGTTTGCAAATCACTGTTATAAGGTAAACCTATATGAACAACACTGGCAGCACGATTTAAAGTTACACTACCACTGGTAACAACTTTTTGTGGATGCACTGCACCATCTGCCAAAATGTTTACTGTTTTGCCTTCTAACCATGTAATACCTGATATAACATTTCTTGCAACTTCAAATGTTGTTATTGCTGTATTACGCAAATTAACTGGTAAATCTCTATCTAATTGAACAGTAGCCACTGTAGTACTTGTAGTAGAAACAATATTACATCTATAAAAATTTAAACCGTCTACCAATACAATTGCATCATTAATATCATCAAGACTAGGTGGCGCATTAAACAATGCATAATTTGCAGTTACAGTAACGCTTTCTCCTCTTAAATAATTTGTACTGCCTGATATTGTAACTGTCTTTGTAGTATCTGTATTAACACCGTCATATGTAGAACCTGCATCAACAAAAAAACTATCACGTTGTTTTGCAAATATTCTTGTACCCATACGTTCTATATAACGTTTACTTACATTATTTATTGTTCTTTTTATTACGCAATAAACTACATCATCATCTCCTTCTGCTACAGAAGCAACACTTTCAAATAAACCATCTGTATCATGTTGATGCCATGCACCAATATTTTGTTCTGGTACATATGTAAGACCTAAAAGTTTACCTTGGGTATTAACAAACCATACAATAGGTAAAGGTGCTTTTGCTAATGCTATATCTACAATTTTAAAATTATCAAATAAATGCGCTGCACGTAATGATAAATCGCCTGTAATAAATCCATTTGCTTGCCAGTTATAACCTAACTCTCTTACATGACCGCCACGAGCAGCAGCATATACCATACTGTTATTGACAATTACTGGTTGTGAATTATTAGCACCTACATATGATTGTGGTTTGACTGATATAGATGTTGGTGTTATAGCATCACTATTAACAGAAGTAATCCTCCATTCTGCTGATCCTGTAAGCAATAATAATTGCGTTAATGGAACAATGTGTCGTATTGTATTTGCCTCTCGTGCAGCAACCCTAAATTTAATACGGTCATCATCTCTTATTGGTAAACTAAAAGATAAATTACTTTCAGTGCCAGATTTGGTCATTATTATATTTTGTGGTTCGTTAGTTGTACCAGCAAAAACTCTACGTTGTTCAAAATAAGATACAGCACCGGGAAAATTACCAGTTCCTACAAATTCATTTTCATAAATAGGTGGTGTTTTAGAAAAATCAGGTGCAATATTATTATCTACAATTTGATGTACATAACCAATTGTACAATTACCATTACCTTCGTTATTTGTTGTTATATATGAAATTTGACTACTACTTACTCGCGTTACAATAAATTTTCCAGCAGCAATACTACCGCTTACGTTTACTACATTTACAGTGTCACCTGTTTCAAAACCATGATCTGCTTTAGTAATCGTAAGTGTATGCACACCAGTATCAGTAACTGAAGCGTATGGAACAGAAGCAGATTGTGTTGTGCTGCTATGACTTATTTCTCCAATAAAACCAAAAATACCTGCCTGATCTTTATAGACTCTATATCTTGCTGCGTCAGTAACTGGGTTCCATGTAACTGTGTTTTTTGCTCCTGTTACAAAAATATTATTACTAACAGATGCTGTACTGGACTGTGATCCTTCGTCTATCAAATTTGCCGTAATAGCTGTAACCACATATTTATGTTCTTCATAAGTATCAGCGTTTGTAGAAGTTGACGATGGTATATATGCAACTGCTTGCACACCTGTTGGTGCTGCAATAGGACTTGCAAAATTTATTGTTTTAAGTTCCCATTGTGTTGCATCAAGCCTTCTTAATTCTTTAGGTGCATGATTAGGATGTACTATTGTTATAACATCAGCAGATTGTACATAATGTACATCAAATAATTCTGCTTCTAAATATGGTGTAGGGATTTCATATGTTAAGTCAGTTGGCAATAAATACCAATCTGTTGCAATAGATAATGCCTTACCAGAACCGCCTGTTATTGAATAATAATTATTACCACCACTAGATGCTATTGCACCGATATCATAATTTGTACTGCCATTATATGCAGCACCAGCTGTGTATTTTAATGTCGCACCCTGTGTATGAAACCTAAAATATAAATTACCCATTTCAATAATCATTGTCTGGGTTGTATTAAATGTAAAAGATAGTAACCTTACAGCTTTTGTACTGTCTTTTACTTCATTAACAAATGCAAAACCTGATCTGTTTTCTGCCGGTCCCTGTGGTTTTGACACAAAATTAACCATTTTTGCTGCACCTGATTGATATTTATTGTCATCTATACGGCCAAACATTTCTGGTGTAATTTCTCCTCCAGAAAAATCTTTTAAAAATGTGCGTGTTGTTGGCATTAGTTACCTTCCAGCAGTCCAAGGTACTATATGTTCTACAGTTATATCTCTGTTTAAATTGTCGGATTGTTTTGCCTGTGCTAAATAACCTGCCATTATTTCTGTACTACGTTTTGCTTCTGCCGTTCCCTGATCTCCTTTAATAACTGGACCTGCTAACATTGACGCTAAATGCCATGATAATGTAATAACAAATAACGGTGTAAATTGAGAAGTATCAGTTACTTTTGCCTGATAACGTAATACTGCATTTTCCTGATTTGTATAAATTAAATAAGCACCTGTACTATCTGTTTCTAAAGCAAATTGTTGTGGAGTATATTGACCAGCTACTATTGTTGGTGCGTAATTAGATGTCAAACCACCCGGTGTATCACCAGCAGACATTCTTGTAGCGTAATCATTTTGTGCTGTTGGTGATATTATTGCAACAGGAGACATCATGTCGCTAGGTGCAGCATATGCATAATCCCATTGGTCTAAAGTATTTGCTGTAGTTGCTAAACTTCCTCGTTTACTAGCAAAATTCCATGTATGCATATTTAATAACGTATCTCTGGCAATTGGATAAAAACGTGCAGATTTTTCCGCTTGTGCTGATCCCTCTGGTGGATTAAGCGAAGCTATTGTTGCATCATCACCCAAATGAGCTAGGGCTAGATTGCAAATATCTACTTCAGTTGCCATAACAAATTTTATAAAAAAAAGAAGGTTAGCAGTTTTTCTACTAGCCCCCTATGAATATTCAAATAGAAGACTTAACCTATTTACTTGCTGTTTTTAGTTGAGCAATTAAAGAATTTTTTGTTGCTCTTCTATCGAGTTCAATACCAATGGTACGACCATAAACTTCAAGTTCAGCTTTAGTCATTGATTCGTAATCAATTAAATCAGTAGTTGGCTCAACTTTTTCTGACGGTACGGTTGTGTTTGACGCCACAGGTAAATCAGATTTAGTTTTACCAACTAATTCGAGATGCTTGCAATACTCTCCGTTATACTCAAATTCTTCGTCAACTTCTCTCATAGATTGGCCAACGAAACATTTGATTTTAGCTCTGTAAATAGGCATAAGTTGTTTTTAATTTAAGCTACGGTAAAGCCAGAAGCATAGAACTTCCTACCGTCACCAATTGTTTCTACTACATCAGCAGTAACTTTACCAGCGTTAAAAGTACCAGAAATTGTATATCTAGCACCTAAATATCTCTGGCCTTTGCCAGCGATTTCTGGATTAAAACGTACAACTACGTTTTTACCTAGTGTTAATGCTGCTGTAAGAATTGCATCACTACTGCCAATAACAGTAGGACTTCCTAAGTTTGCTGCTGCACTAGTAATAACTTCAAACTTTACGCTTGTACCATTAGCTAATGCAGTGGTAACGGCAAAGTTCATATACAATGCAGTACCTTCACCCATGTCTCTAGCAACACTTAAATCAATAGTATTAGTAGAAACAGCAGTTGTAGTAAGTGCTTGATCTTCGCTTACTCTGAGCAATGAATCTGTAATCATTTTGTAAAAATCTCCAAAAAATAAAAAAATAATCTAAGTAACTATTAAGTTACACGAGCTTCAGAATTGATTAAGGAATCTACTTGTCTAATTGGAGTACCTAAAAATGATAAGTAGCTTTTTGCTTGTCCAAACTGTGTTAATCCTTTTTCAATTTCTAAAACATTTTGTGATTTATCCATTGCTGCAATTGACAAACCAGAATGAACTGTTCTGTTCATGTAAAACGCTGCTCTTCCCATTGCCATGTTTGGTATTCTGTAAGTTGCTCTTGCCATTAATTTAACAAGTGCAGTTGCAGCAGTAGTAGCTTGTGTACCAGTAACTCCAACTAAGTCAGAAATGTCAATGTTGCAAATACGAACAACGTATCTCCAATCTTTTACAACCAAACCGTTTTTCCATTGGTAACGAGTAGCAAAAGCCTGTAGCCTTGTACCGTCACTGTTGTATACAGTTTGCTCACCAAGATCTTCATGCATTAAACCTGCTTTAGATCCTTTTGGAAAAGGACAATATACAGTTTGATCACCCCAAACAACTAGATATACAGAAGCATTGTCAGAACCTGATCCACCTGCATCAAGAATGTTTACAGAATTATCTGCGGAAAGATCACCGTATCTTGGTGCAAGACCTAAAAACTTTTTAGGATCTGTTCCGGGATTACCATAGAACATTGTTTCAGCTTGAGTTTGATTCATTGCTTCCAAGAAAGCAGTATCTTCAGATAAACGAAACTGTGCAGTGTTACCATTTAACATTGCCAAGTCTTTGTCTACTTCAGAACGTGCTTCTAGAATTGCACAGGCTTCATCAACTTGAGCAGTTGTTGATTTGCTGCCGGGAATACCTTGGTTTAATGCACGGAAATAA